TTAGTGGATCACTACAAACATATCCATCTGATGACGGTCAATTTCCTCTTTTTGCATCCGTTTAACGATTTGATAAACCCATTGCATAGATACTCCATACTTTCTAGATAATTCACGGTGATTACTGCCGTTAAATTCGTTCCAGATGGCTAAATCTCGTTCACAGAGGGTAATTAGCAACGCTTTCGGGATATAAATCACCTCGCCGCCCCAGTTTTCAGCAATGCTCTTGGCCAGCTCAATGCCGATTTGTTTGGCTTGGCTATCCTCAAACTGGTATTTTTGCACCAACAGTTCACGCGTATGTTCCGCAAGGTCGAGCAAGATTTCGGGGGCTTTGTCTTCAAACGTGCTGTTATTTTGCTTTGCGTCCATTCAGTGCCTCCTGTTGATGTTTCCACGCCAGCCATTCTGGGTAGGCTTTGAGGTGTTTGATTTCTTGCCCAAATTGGTGCAGTTGCTCCACCACTAAAATACGGTTCATTCTGTCGGTTTGTTGTTGTGCTTGTGCCTGCTGTGCCGCTTGAGCGGTGTTTTCCGTTGCCGCTTGAGCAGTAACGCTGACAAATTTCGGCGCATTGGTGTCATAGACCTGTTTTAGGTAGTTATGGTTAGTCAACGCCGCGCGATTTTGGTTGTGACGGCGTTTATCTTGCACCGCTCGCACCGTTTCGCTTAAGGCGTGAGCCAATAAAAGTGACTGTGGGTATAACGCTAACACTTCTTTGATCAGTTTTACCGCACGGCTGTTTGACAGCTGGCTTTTTTCCGGACGGAATAAGCCGATATAAGCGACCAACGGGCGAGCGACTTCTGCCTGACATTGGGCGATTAGACCTAATAATTCACGTCCGGCATCATCTTCTAGCAGCTGATCTAAATGAATATCAGAATGACAAATCGGGCAACGGCAAAGTTTCATTATTTCACCTCTTTTTGTGTGCGTTGTTGCCATTTTTTCAGACGTTCAAGCACAATCGACCCAAATTTATAATCTAAACTTTGTACATTTAACACAAGTGGTCTATCTTGTTGTTGCAAGATAGGATTAACAACATTACGCACAAAACTGTTTAATGCATCTTCCGAACCATCTCTAATCACGCCCTGTTTGTGCATTTCTATCCAAATTGCGCGGATTTTTAACGCAATATCATGCTTTACTTTTGCACTTGATGACGTAGGCGAGTACTTACGCTTGGTAGTACGCTTAAAGCCAGTTTTTTCAAAATGCTCAAAGACTTTTATCAACTCAGCGATAGTCATCTCTTTACAACTATTTTTACCAGTTTCATTGCTCAAAATAGTTCGATACGTATCTTCATCAATGCGTAGCTTATGTTTGGCGATATGTATTAACTTGATTAATTGAGGTTTTGTATAACGCATATTTTTCTCCTAAAACACATTATTCCGCCCTCTTTCTAATCTCCCCTAGCCCCCCTTTAAAAAAGAGGGGAATTTTTTCTTTCTCTTAAGCCCCCTCTTTTATAAAGAGGGGGTTGGGGGAGATTAAAAAGGCGGTAAATGAGTTTTAGTTTTATCCACCAAGCATTGGTAAAGGACACTCCCAAACATAATCAAAAAATTCAATGTATTTATTCAAGGTTATTTTTCCTTTTATCACCTCTAACACTTGATTAAATCCCATTCCTTTCTCAAAACCGTAAAAACGGAAATCCACGTTAAAACGTTTACTTACTTCAGCTATGTCAGATGGATCTAAGCACCACGCCACCATGATAGGGATAATGACAACAAGGCATTCAGCCGATCCGTATCCCTCAATTGTTTCATTACGCCCATTATCGCAATAAACACGTCCTATATTTTTAATTAGCTGCCCTCCGATATTTTCAATCTCCAGATCACCACATCCATTCACTTGCACGTTACAGTCATCAATACATTCAGTTAAAAATTGAGCAATATTTTCAACTTTACCTCTGATTTTTAAATCACCTACGCACCAATTTGGCATATTATTCACTCCTTATTTCTTTCATTTAACTTTACAAAGTCAAGCCCCCGACATAACCAAGATCATCAGAGGGTAATTTAGGGGTTGGTCTATCTTTAAACCCATACCCCTCACCTGTTGGATCAGTGGCGATATAATTTACCCAGTTAGGGACGTTATACTCTTTGCCACGATACATTACTAACGCGTTCATTTTTCACTCTCCAAAATTGCCTTACGTTTATCCTTGATGATTGGCGTGATAGCTCGTTTAATAGCCAGTTGTAATTCATTAACAAAATCCTCATTTTCTAGGTTATCAAAAAGAATCATCATTAAATTCGGATCTACTGTGTCAAATAAAGTACGATAGACATCAACCTCGTCAAATACGCTTCCCTCCCAATCAAGTCGCACAATATTGCCACCTAAAACGTCCGTTTTGCTTGATATTTCTAGCTGTTCAAGCTGGTGGCGTTCCATTTCTATTTCGATTGTCATTCTGACTTTTTCATCAATCATTTTTTGCTCCTAATTTCTTTGTTTCGGTTCCATTCACACCGTGATTTAACTCAACCTTTTTCCCTGCTTCAAAGCCAAGCCAACGAGAGTTATCATTTTTTTCTTTTGTATTTCCACACTTTCGCCCTTCGCTTGTGCCAAATGCTTTTGCCGATTCCATTTTTGCTTTATACGCAAACATCAATTGATTTTCTTTTTCAGAGGCAACAAATTGCTGCACATTTTTAGATACGCCCAACACCCATCCTTCACAAAATGCATCAGCTCTTGCAATTAATGTACTGCGTTTTAATCGCTTATTCTGTTTTGCGTAAAATGCTTTTCTGGCAGATTGTAGTTGACGATATAACACATCAAAACAATATGAGGCGATAATTGGCTTTTCTTCTACGCCATAAAACACAACATGACATTGTTTTTCACCCCATTTGCTACTATTGTCATAACAATTACTTACATAGGCTTCAACACCAAATGCTTTGCGTAAAAGCCCTGCCAACATTAGGACATATAGAGCAGTATTCATTGCAAACTTCTTTTTGTTATGTATTGATGATACTTCAACATCAACATAATCAATTTGATGTTCTGCCATTAATTTTTGTGCCATTTCTAGTGCTTTCGCCGCCTCGTGTGGATTAGTTGATTTACTTAATGCAAGCAATTTTTTAATCTTTTTTAAAATCTTATCTGACATATGACACTCCCTAGTTACTTGCTAATAATTTCAATCTTTGAGCCGCTCTTGCTGCTGTTATCATGCCTGCATCAAGCAACTTATTAGCGTTTTTTATGTCATCATCGTTTAACAACCAAATTGACTGCTCAATCGTTGACATTGCTTCGGCAAGTTGCTCAATAATGTCTTGTTTTGTAATTGGTTTCATTGCTATATTTCCTCAATCTCAACAACATAATCAACACTGGTAATTTCTTTTGGTTGCACATCTAAGTAGTTTGGGGCAAAGCCATTGGTAATTTGCTCAACCTCATTAATATCATTTGCCTCAACAAGTATCTCGTTGACACATACTGCACGGACAATAAATCGTTTCATTTTTTACCCCTTTTGGTCGTTAAAACACTTTATAAATGCCCCTTAAACCAGGTTTAAAGAGCATTGAAAAGGGTTTTAACCTCTAGTTTCTAACCACGCTATCCATCCCAATAAGACAAAAAAAGCTAATACAATAATCATCACAAACCACACTTATTCCTCCTATTGTTGTACACCTTGCTCAAACGGTGTAATGACAAAATCTTCCACGCCTTTTTTAATGGTGATGCCGGTTACTGTTGCCGCCAATTCGGCTTCTGCCAACATTGCTTCTTTGTTCGGCTCTTCTTTCGTGCGAATAAAGCGAGTTAAGCCTAACTGGCGTAAACGTTCTAGCACCTCTTCCGCTTTGCGAATGAGGACGCTCGGTGGACGTTGTCGCCATTGCACCTCGCCAGTGTTAAAGCTACCTGTTTTGGTTTTACCGTTTTGCGTTAGCTCCGCACGATTGGCTTCACACCACACTTCAACCGCTTTTTGCAACGGTTTAATTTTCTCTTGCAATTCAGCGATTTGCGGGGCATATTTTTCTGTAATTGCCGCTAATTCGTCGTTTTGATGCGTGGCTACACGTTGCAATTCACGTTGTAAATCACCCACTTCTTTAATTGCGGTTTCGACCTCTTCACGGCTCTGATAACGTACCGTGTCGCTTTTTAGTCTGGTTTTTATTGCCATTGTTTATTCTCCTGTTAGTTCAAGGGTGTGGTTATTAAAATCGGTGTCGGGATAGTGTTCCTTTAGCCATTCATAAATCTCTTGCTCGTGTTCCGGCGTGAGCGGCGTTTGAAATTCGCCGTGTTCCTTTTTCCATTCTTCGTTGGCTTGTTGTTGCCAACAAAGTTGATCACATTCCGGTTCTTTTGGTTCTTGTTGGCAGGCGGTAAGTAACACCGCCAACCCGATCATCATTAATTTTTTCATTGCGCGCCCCCTGTCATTTGTTGTTTTGCTTGTAAAATAAGGTCTAATGTCATTGCTGTGCCTTGTCCCTTGGCTGCCATACCTGCAAGGCGTAAATACTGGGTTAATGCACGCAATCCACCCGCTTTTCCGCCAATATCAAATAGCACGGTCATTAAATCTTTATCGTTTATATCTAATCCCCAAGCGCTGGCGATTGCTTTAATATCGCCTTTGGTACTGGCTTTAAAAGATGCTGGCTTGCCTAAGCGCGACCACAGGCGCGCATATTCGTGCGCTTGATTAACGCCGCCTTGCATACGGGTATACACTTTGTCATTACCGACGAGGGCAAAGCCAATATCTGCCTCTTCTTGGATAATCCTAAACTCTTCAAGGGCGTCGTAAGGGAGATGGTCGCTTTCGTCGATGATCACTAAACCATCTGTACCGGTGAGCTTTTTGGTGACCAGTCGGCTTAGGCGATCTTTGCGGCGTGGGGCGTCGTTAATGCCCAGTTCAAGCGCTAATTCGTACAAAATGGCGCTTAAAGTGGCACGGGCGGGACTGGCGGTAATCATCCAGACGTTTTTATTTTGGTGTTTGTATTCTTGGCACGCTTTAGTTTTGCCAACGCCGCTGGCACCAAAAATCGGGACGATAATTTTGCAAGCGCGCGCCATATCAAGCGATTTAGTGACCTTTTGCGCGGTCGGCGTGTCGATAAAATGCGGTGCTTCGACAAAAACGCGCGTTTTTTTGTCTTGCATTTCCAGCCACGCGCGCAAGGCTTTATCCATATTGTCTTGGTTACCGGCGTAGACGCCGTTGAGATAAGCACTTAGCGCGCCGGCGCTGACGCCCGCTTGTTGTGCTAACTCGCGTTGGGTGATGGCTTTGCTGTCTAAAATCTGTTTAATTTGTTCAGTTAGTGTCATAATGGTTACCTACTTTTCTTTTTTTTGGTGACTGCTATGTCTGAATATCAATTAACTCATCTACCTTCGGAACTTATTGATGTATTAAAAGGTGAAAGCCTTACAATCATCAGCTTTGAACAACTTGATCAGGAGATTTTTGAGTATTTCCAACTGTTGTTTAACAATACTAGTGAAATTCCACCCTATAAAATCTCTGAGAAGCAATGGAAAACGGAGCTAGACATTATGCTAAGTCGCTTTCCCAGCGTTGCACCTATTTATCATTACCCTCATTTGTTTGATGAGTGTGTATCGGGGCTGTCCAATGAGTTTTTCTGTGAAATGGCAACTCGTCTAAGCAAACTTCGTCATATAACATATCCTCTGCTAACTGGAACATTTGCCCCACAATTCTCGCCTCTTTATCAGGGAGACCAGCAAATCGCATTTGGCGAGCGATGGGCTTTGCTACCCCTGTCGGCAAAGGCAAGATTGCGTTTACTTCTTTCAGAAAATTTTCTGCCAATGATCGAAGTTGATGCCGTTGAGACAGGGATAACGTCATAAGTTGTTCTGTTTTTTCGGTTAAATTACACATTGTTTTCTCCTTAACTCGGCTTTAAACCTGTTTTAAAGCCCTTTTTCTTGTTTCAATAACGCTAGCCCTTTCTGCCAGCCTTGTTCAAATTCATCAATTTCATCGTCTGCCAACACTTCCACTTTGCGCACGGTGTTGCCTTGGCGTTGGATCATTTCAATAATCTTCGGCTCGAGCAGCTCTTCCTCTTCAAATTCCGGTTGATAGCGTGCTGCTTCTTGCGCATCCATTGTTTGCAGTGCTTTAGCCGCTGATTTATTTGCTTTCACAAACTGCTTGCGTGCTTTATCGTGTTCACGGCCTGCCGCTTTATCGCCAAACGCTACTTTTTCGGTACATATCGCTTCGGCTAAATAAGCACCTGTTAAGCTGTAAACGTGAACCGTACCGTGTAAGTCACGCGGATCAAATTTGACGATCACTTTCTTATGGTTAGAGGCAATCAAATCAGCAGCAAGATAGCGATTTTTGCGGTTATGCACTTTGCCGCCACAGTTAAGCTCAAAGGTGCCGTCTTTTTTGAGGGTGACCGCTTCGCTCATCAACATTAACAAGCGAAGCTGTTCGCTACTCGCCGTGCGAATGCGAGCATTGGCATAATCACGCTCAAACACTTGATTAAAGCTATATACGCCCTGACAGATTTCGGTTTCTCGTCCCTCTTTTTCATTGAACGCACGGATACCGTCTTCGAGGGCAAGGATAAAGACCCCATAATCAACCCCCTCTTTGCCGCCGTTGTAGTTGTCGGGCTTGTTGTAGATATTGTCGCCTGCGTGGTAGCCTGCTAAACTCGGGTGTTTATCCACTAACTCGCCTAAGCCACCGTGTGAAAAGGCACGTTCGATTGGTTTCGCTTGCCCGTGTCCCTTGCCAAACTGGATGGATGTCCAGTAAAGTTCAATTCCCAATAAAGGAATAATCCCTGTAACGTCATCATCTTTGACTTTAAAGCGATAGCGATTTTTCACACCGCCGGTCATCCATTTGTTAGCAGCTGCACGAGTGTTGTCGATAGTGAGCTTGCGAGGAATACCGTATTTGTAGATCACGTCCATTAGACTTAGGCGTATGGTGTCGCTGTTTTCGCTTAAGTCAGTGCGATACGCTAAAATTTTGCGAGTGCGAATGTCTTGCCAAATCCACGTTTTCGGGCGCACAATGTCGCCGTTGTGCCATTTGACAAAGACGTTATGTTGATAACCATCGCCGTTAATCCATTCCATCGCTTCAATTTCTGCCACACTGCGTTGCATTGCAGGGTAGAGACGGCTTAAAGCGTGTTCACCTTCGCGTAAGTAGATCTGTTGTGCTAAGGGCACTTCGCGTTCTAGCTTGCGTTTCACCGTTTGACTTGATGGAATAATCCAACCTTGCTCTTGTGCGGCACGTTGCAGGCGGTAATAGCAAACATTAAAAGCTGGCTTTTCATTTCGTAAATAATCCGCTTTAAAGGCTTCCCACGCTGCCTCAGTAAATTCCGCTTCGCCTTGACGGCGTTTGGCATATTTCTTGTCGAGCAGCAACGGCAACCAGTCAGACGGTTCAAACGCTTGCACATCATAAAACCAGCGTTTAATCGTGCCTGCTGATTCGTTGTACTCATTCGCTACCAACGCAATCGCTTTTTGACTGGTTAGCCCCGTTTCTTTTAAGGCGGCAATCGCTTTCACAATCGTCAAACGATATTGCGCCACGCTTTTTTGTCTTTCGTTCGCTGTTTGCCACGGTTTCCAGACAACGTCAGGGAGGTAGTTGAGATTTTTCTTTTTTGATGGCTCTACAAGTTTTTGGGTTTGAGCTTCTTTTAAGATAATTTCGGCTTGCACCTCTTGGGGTAGGCTTTTGAATTCGTATTCCATTCCGCCGCCACGTCTGTTACGTTTACGCACAGCCCACCCCTCACGCTCCGCTTTAGCAAGTACATTTTTCACTGTATGAGGAGCTGAATTTAACCTAAAAGCTGCAATTTCAACTGAGGTATAATGAGTTTTTACGCTTAAGTTATTCATAAACGTTTCCTTTTAGTTTTAAAATCGTTTATGATCTAAACTTGGTTTAAAGTTACGTCTTGCGTACCGAGTTGCCCAAATTTGCTCTGGCTCAACACCTATAGCCGCAGCAATAACATTTTCCATTTTAGGGTAAGACTTAGTAATCGCTGAATTTAGAGTGCTGTAACTAACTCCGCTCTCTCTAGCAAGCGAGCGGAGAGTCCAGCCTCTTTTGCGTAACGCATAAACAATATCCGCACGATCCCAATCCGCTGCGGTTTTTTTTAACTGTTCTAATACGACCAT